TCTAGAGGCTGCTTACTATGAATATGAAAAGCACGCTGGTATTAATTGGCATGATGATGGTGATTATACTTTAAACTATTCTTTTTATATTCATCCTGAATGGGACAACAATTGGGGAGGAGAAACTTTAATTAATACAGGTAGAGGTTTACCTTTAGCAGTAACTCCTGAACCTAATTCATTAATAGTTATTAAAAACAAAATTAAACATAAAGTATGTTCAGTAACAGGACCTAAAAAAAGAAAAGTTTTACAAGTAAGAGGTACTTTTTATAAGTAATCTCTCCAAGTTTCTCCGTCACTATCAGTTCCGGCTTCTCTAGCGGCATTAAAAGCTGTTTGTGCAGTTTCTATTTCGCCTTTTCTAGTTTCAGCCCATGTTAATAAAGCCGCAACAGTTGTTGCACTTAAACTAGTATTACCTGTCATGTTACCTGTAGAGGCATCTTTATTTTGAATTTCATTTTGTCCAGCTAAATTATTCCAAATAACAGCGTGAACTGTGTTAGGAATTGCAGGCATTGCAGCACCTTTATCTGTCCATCTAATATGAAAAACATCATCAATTTTTATACTATCACCATTTAAAATTACAATTTGTGTTGCCATTAATATCTCCTAGTGCTTTATAATATAGTTAACCACCACAAATGGTGAAAATGAATTTGTTCCTGCTGCTGTTACAGTTCCTGTTAAACTTGTGCTTACAGCCACTGTTCCAGTTAAAGTGCCTGATAAAGTGTGTGAGTGATTATGTCCTGTTCCTGATCCTTCACTACCAGTATCAGTAAAAGTTATTCTTGGGTTAGCATTTCTTTGATCGGAAACTAATGGACCCGTGCCCTCTACACCTTCTGTGTGTACGTGTGAAGCTAATTGAGCTGTTGTTAAAGAAGTATTATCAATAGATCCTGTAACTGAAACTGCTTGGTTATTAGTCGTAGTGCTTGTAGCTGCTTGGTTATTAGTTAAAGAAACTGTAACTGTGTTTGCACCACCAGTTCCTGCTAAATTATATGTATTACCATCATAACCTTGTGGCATTTTACCTTCAAGGTTAGGAACATTAAAAGTTGTAGAACCATTACCAGCACCGTATGTTGTAGAAATTACAGCAAATAAATCAGCATAATCGGTTCTTGAAATTGCCGCACCATCGCACAATACATAACCTGCTGGAGCAGTTGCTTTAGTCCAAGGCTTAATTGCGCCTACTTCACTTCTGTTTGTTATATCCTGTAAGTTAGCCATTAGTCGTTATATTTCAACCTCCACCCATTATCTGTATCGTAATATACCAGAGCTATACCTGCATTGTTAGTGCTAATCGTTAGATCTGATGTTAAACCCTGAATTTTTTTAGAGTTACGACCAACTGTAATGTTATAAGTAGCAGCACTTCCCGTGCCATCTATAATTTTAACCTGATTTCCTATTGAAGGAGATGCAGGTAGAGTAATTGTAACTGCCGCTGCAGAACAATCAACAAAAATATTATCTCCGTCTGAAGCTGTGTAAGGAGAATCTGAATTTGTTTTTTCTACCCATGCTTCACCTAATCCAGCAAGAGAAAATATATCATACCAATTTGTTCCATCTGTTGAAACTAAACGATATTTACCATTAGTAATGGTAATAGTATTACCTGTTGCCCCTAACCTTGCAGATATGTCTGCACCACCTGTAATATTATTGTAAAGTCCGTATGTCTTTGAGGTAGCTGGGAATTGAACAGTATGAGTTGTCGATACAGTTCCACTAAATAATAATGTATTTTGTCTAGCTTGATTGTTTGCTTGAGTTTGAGGACCATCAGCATTTGTTAAAGTAGTTGAAGTTCCTGTTGTAATTGCGGGTACAGCGTATACCCCTGCAATAGCATATTCAAAAACCTGAGAAAAATTGTTATTGGTAATAGT